TATGGTGAGAGTATCACGGTTAATCCAAAAATAGACATACAAGAACAAAGGGATAAACTAATTGAGGACTGTTATGCAGTAATCAAAAAAGAAACAGCAATATGGGAAGGGTTAAAAGCCGTTCAACATATTGATAGAAACAAGAAAACTAATGTAGTTAAAGCAAAGAGCTTTACAAGTTTTAAAGACCAACAAGAACATTAATATTATGAATGGACAAGAAGTAGAGTCATATATAATAAACACTCTTAATTGTGAGCCTAGGCATAATGTAGATGCACTAGCAGAAGCCGTGAATCAAACTCGTGAAGATATGGATTATAACAACGAATGGGATTTACTATACTTATTATTAGAGAATAAACCAATACCTGAATTACATACACATAGTTATGGGTTTCATACAGCTAATGGTAGAGGGATTATAGAGAGAATTAAAAGCTATTACCATGAATAGACACCTAGAATCAGAATTAGCTAATGATATAAAGAGACTAGCTATAGCTATGGAAAAGCTAGTAAAACTAATGACGAAAGCAATAAAAGACAACTCATGAAAATAAAAGAATATAGAATTAGAGTGAGAAGAGAGTATACTACAGATGTATTTCTGAAATTCCCTGATGATGGTAGAGATCACAAAAAGGATCTTAACGATAAGATGATTGGAGGGGACTCGTATATGTGGGATCATATAGCAGAGGAAGAATTAAAACAAATGGACATAGCTCACGAGGACTATGAGATAACTTTAATAAAATAAATATGGAGAACATAATAGGTAAACTAATGAATCTTATGTCTGAAGAGATTGAGAATAACAAAGAAAACAAGAAGAATGAATCTCTTGAATATAGATTAGGTAAGAATGATGCCTACTCTACAGTGCTTACAATGATGACTAAGGCAATGATTGCTGAAAGTGATAAGATAAGTAATCGAATAGATAAACAATTGATAGACGATAAGAATAATAACTCAGAATGGAATACTAATGGGAACTAGAAGCTTAACTAAAGTAATTCAAACCTGGGACGATAGAACAGGTGAAATACACAGAAGACCAATTACATGTATGTACCGTCAATATGATGGACATCTGGAATCACATGGATTAGAGCTAGCAGAATGGTTAGATGGCTTTACTATTGTAAATGGAATCCCTTCTGATAGGTCTGAGCCTATGTTTAATGGTATGGACTGTCTCGCAGCTCAAATGTTTGTACATTTTAAGTCTAGCGGGTGTAAGGATGATGGTACTCCAACCTCTAATACTGGAGGTATATATTGTATGCATCCTGATGCTTATGATGTATTTGAAGAGTATGTTTATGAAATAGAAGAAGTTGATGGAAAAATATTTATTACAGCATATCAAGCGCCTCCAACAGGATATGATGGCTTAATAGAAGTATTTAAAGGAACGCCAAATGAATTATTAATTAAAATAAAAGAAAATGTTGAACACTAATCAAATTTTAGAACAGAATGGTCTTGACTGGACTGTAGCTAAGAAACCATTATTATATGCAGGAGAATGCATTACAGGTGCAAACAATGGCTTACATAAAACAGATTACTTTGGTATCGTAAGAGAAGATACAGGTGAAGTATTCAGTACTGTAAAAGAAACATACACGCCTACACAAAATCATACTATCATAGAAACTATGCAAGATATTGCTGGTGATAATGATTTAGAAATAATAAGAGCAATACCTCTAAATGGAGGAAGAAAAGTATTAGTACAAATGAAGCGCCCTAACAATCATATGATTATAGGAGGTCAAGATACAGAGCAATACATCTATGCTATTAATAGTCATGATGGATCAAGCAGCCTTAAGTTTGGCTTTATGAATACAGTTGTATTCTGTCAAAATCAATTTGGCTGGATGAACTCTAATGCTTTCTCTGGATATAGACACACACAGTCTATACAGGATAAAGTTAAAGAGTTGCCGTCTATAATCAATTTCTCTGGAGAAGAGGAGAAAATAGCAGAGCTACAACACTTTAGTGGTCAGTCTATTGGTAAAGACGCTATTCATGAAATGCTATTTAATCTTACTAAGATTGATAGAGCTATGACTTCTAAAGAGATGCATGATACTTTCTCTTCTAGAGCTATTAATATACACGAAGATTTATTACAGTGTATGTTAACAGAAACATCTAGAGTGGGATTAACTAAATGGGGTTTATTCAATGGTGTAACAAAGTATACTACACATATGAAATCAGCTCCTTTAAGAGAACACGGTAGACAGGAAAGTATAATCACTGGCTCTGGACAGAAAATGAATGAACAAGCATTTAACTTTTTAAAACAATACTAATGGCAGAATTTAGACACGCAGATGGTAAAACATCAGAAGATCACTGGACTGATAAGATTAAAAAGAATCTTGTTGGTAAAACTATTACTAATATAGAGTATATGGGTGAGGTTGAAATGAAAGATAATGGTTGGTATAAACGACCTGTAGCTATTCAATTAGATAACAAGCACTGGCTTGTCCCTATGATGGACGATGAAGGTAATGATGGAGGAGCTATATCCACTACCTTTAAAGACCTTGGAACAATACCTGTAATATAATGAGAGACTTACAGGAAAACATAAGATTCAATGGACATAACTTTGAATATATAAAAGAACACTCTATGTATGAGTGTAGAGGGGACAGTTACTATACTGATGATCACGATCAAGTTCCTGAACCTAGCTTACAAAAAGCAGCAGATGAGCTAGAAGACCACCTAATAGCACAAGGACTGAAGTGTACTGTTGAGTGGGGAGAAAAAGGATGGATTGAAATAATGATAGACTAATAAATTTAATATTATGAGTGAAGTACACGAGCAATACTTTGAGAGTTTATATGAATCTCAAATGAAATGCGTTAACAATTCTATAACAAGAGATGCTAGAAGAGTAATCTTAGACTTAGTGAATGTAACAGTCAGTAAGACACCTGTTAGAGAGGTGGATAAAGCAGTTGAACATGCTTTAGGATGGCTTAAAAACAACCCATCGTGAAGTTTATAGTGTTGGATTTTGAGAAAAATATAACCTATGTATATACTATAAGTCAATCAGACATTGATGAAATAGACTTAGTTGATCCTAACTCCGAACATTGGTTAAAATATTTTGGACATAGACCAAGAAGATGTCAATCTATGTTAACTAAGAATGACATAATAATAAAATGAGCAAGCTAGAAGATGCTAATATCAACTTAGATATTAATTTTACTTTAGCCCTGGTTAAATGTTTGAGTGAGCAGCTGCATACTATGCAGTGGGCTCATTCTCATCAGGTTAAACAGAAATTTAATAAACTACTTAAGGTTGCTAAAGTATATGAAAAAGAAATAGATAAGTCAATGCATGAAACTAATGACCAAACTATAGAAAACATATACGATGCTCTTATGGATTTAATATGTGATTCAAAGCAATTAGCTATTGAACAATTTAAAAAAGATCAGAAACTATGAATGGAGTAAGCCCTTGTTGTGGCGCTCAATATGCCAAGAGTTGGATATCAGAATGTTGTGATGTCGAGATGGAAGGCTATCGAGAAATATGCCCAAAATGTACAAAAACCACTGATAACGAAGGTTATATGTGTGAAGAATGTGATAATTGGTTCTCAGAAGCAGAAGATAAAACCGAACACGATAGAAGAATTGAGGAAAATTCTATGGAAGAAAAATCAGAGGCTCATAGGAAATATGGAGAATAATTATATATTTGTTGGACTAAATAAAATACTATGGAAACACACGATATAGAACAAGCGTTACTAGGAAAGTTAATTGTAAATAAAGAGCTCTTAGGTAAGTTCTCTCAAATACTACATAAAGACTTGTTTCATAATGATCTGCATAGATCCGTGTATCACGCTATAGATGATTTAAAAGATAGAGGACAGGAGATAGATATATTAACTATCTCAAGACTTATTAAGGGAGGTAAGGGTATTAATGTAGCCTATGAACTCTCTTTAATAATTGACCAATCTTTTGAATACACAGAAGCTGTAACGTGTATAGGAATATTAACTGAAGAATTTCAGAAAAGAACACTAGCTGTTATGATGCAAAATGTCGGGAACAGGATATCTAACCATGATGAATTAGAACTAATCATAGGAGATATTAATAGTGAAATGTCTAAGCTTAATATAAGTAAAGTTGAAGATAGGAAAGACCTAAAGACACAACTAAGTGAATTTCTAAAAGATATTGAAGTTAGGATGAATACAGATGGGTTACTTGGTATAGCATCTGGCTTTCAAGCTATCGATAGATTTACAGGTGGTTGGCAAGAAACAGACTTTATTATCGTAGGAGGAGCATCATCTATGGGTAAGACTAGTTTTGCTCTAGCTCTCGCCTACAACGCTGCTAAGTATACTGAGACGCCTACTGTTATATTCTCCTATGAAATGTCAGCTATACAGCTAATAAGAAGATTAGCTTCTATGGAATCAGGTATTAGTAATAGATATATTACAAATGGAACTCTAGATGATACGGAGTTACGTAAAATACACGATACAATAACAACTATAGAATCTTTACCATTGACTATTGATGAAGGTAATATAACTTCATTAGGATATCTAACACATAGGATTAAAGATTATGTAAAGAATCATGGTGCTAAGCTTGTAATGGTAGACTATCTTCAACTGGTTAGTGCTAAGTCTGGTGCTGGGAGTAGAGAACAGGAGGTTAGTCAAGTCGCTAGAAGTCTTAAGAATTTAGCTAAAGAGTTAGGCATCACTATTATAGCATTAAGTCAACTTAATAGAGGTGTTGGTAATCGTAACAACAGTAAACCTACATTATCTGATCTTAGAGAGTCAGGTGAGATAGAGCAAGCTGCTGATGTAGTTATGCTTATATATCGTCCAGAGTATTATGGTATAGAGTTTAATGATGACGGTGAGAAAAGTCAGGGAACTGCTAACATAATATTTGCTAAAGGTAGAAATATTGGTGTCGGGGAGGTGACTCTAACTTTTAAAAGTGAAATAACTAAATTTGTAGATTATGAGAAAGTATAAGTTAATAGGTAAGTACCCAATGATAGCAGTGACACTAGTCGCTGTTCTTGTTTTTGTGCTAGGGCCTATCTTATTTTCCTTGATTGTTGCAGCGTTTATAATACTTCCAATGTATTTAGCTGTTCGATTATTTGGAGATAAGGAATAATTATGTATCTTTGCTCTCTAAATGGGACGAGATAAAACTAATAAATCAACAATACCAGAGATTGTAAAAGAGATTGCACATGATCTAGGTATTGATAAGAAACTTGTCAGACAGGTATTAATCTTAACTTTTAAAGAGATAGCATTAACTTTAATATTAAGAGGACGACCTGTGATGATAAGAAGATTCGCAAAGTTCGTAGTTGCTATCGCAGCAGCACGAAAAATTAAACAAGCAAAAGAAAAAACTAAAGAACAATGAATTTAAAAGATTTATCAAAAGAACTACCATTTAAGTGGCGAGTACAGTCCACGAAATATGGTAAGACAACCTGTGTGGCTTATATAGACGCTAGGGATTGTATGGATATATTAGATGAAGTCGTAGGTCCAGCAAACTGGCAAAATATATTTTATGAAGCAAATGGCTTGCTTTTCTGTAAGGTAGGTGTGTTTACAGGCAAAGAATGGGTGTGGAAATCAGACACAGGATCAGAATCTAAAGTAGAGAAAGATAAAGGTCATGTATCAGATGCATTTAAACGCGCATGTGTAGAGTGGGGTATAGGTAGATTCTTATACAGATTAGAGATACAAACTCTTACAACAAAACAATACAAGGGTAAAGAGTACCCATACGCTCCAGAGAAAGATAAGATAATCTTTGATGGAGTAACATTAACT